CCCAGATCTCTGGCCAAGTAAAACTGGCCAGACCGCGCTGTTTGATATAACGATACCGTCGTCTCGAAGCGTTCGTGTCCCATAAGGAACGAGGCTTTTTCGGTCCAAGGGCAGCACAAAGTGCTGCACGATAAACCGAAGCGGGGATTTTCCGTCCCCGCGCGTACGAGTCACCAAAGGTGCTATCAGGATAAACTCTGCTAACACTCTCGAAATACCATCCATCTAAACCATTCGACGCCCTAGGGTAGTCTAACGGTAAAGACACATGGTAGTGGCCATCTGATAAAAGGTCCGACTTGTGGTCAAACCTCGGTCCGATGGTGGCACGGTGAATGGCTCTCCATTTCTCACACATTGAATCAACGAAAGCACGGCTTTTCGGGCCACGCCAACGCTGGATCAAAACACGATTATGGAGTTTCACGACATCCTCCAAAATGCTGGGAAGCACACGGAGGTAGACGGGTGTTATATCAACGCCTGCGAAACAGTCGCTCCCACAACTTTCTCTGAACGATCCAGATGAAAACGATTTCGTGGTGTTAATCACGAAGCCGCTCTTCTGAAGGTCTTCAACGACTAAGTCGTATGAGTCAGTAGGAACGATTATGTCATCACCGTAAACACTTACATCATCACTATGGCGTTTTGCTAGCGCCCAGAAGATGAGGCTTTCAAGCTCGAAAGTGAAGCCGTTGCCCATGGAAGAAAACTTCTCATTGGTACGTACTACATTATCGGGCCATCGCGTGCTACTCGAACGTAGATCGTTGAGAATATCAAACCACAGAGGTGGCAAGAGTTCTCGACAAAGCTCGAGCGAAAGAGTGTCACTAGCTGACTTAAGGTCAATAGTGGCATAGGTACCTAAAAGGGAACCTATTTTAGCTCTTCCTTGGTTGATAGACTGGTCATCGAGATCAACTCCAAAAGATCGGAGACGATTTCGGATGAAATCCCCAACACACAATTGCAATCGTATGTTGTAATGCGGCTCATAGCAAATGGTCCGCCCAGTCTTCGCGTTTTTCGGTACAACTCGCATTACGTTCTCATTCACAATGTTCATTCCTGAAGACAGAATTGAACAGGGACCATCAGCGTGAAGAGCAGCTGATCCCCAGTGAGGAGAGTCACGTAGTAGCTGAACAGCATACCGACGTGCACGAGTTGAGACATCTGGTCGAGCACTATATTTGTGCAAAGAACTCAGGTAATCGCCCCACGATGAAGTGGAACGGCCAGCACTCCAACCAACGTCCTTAAATGCTCGGAGTCGTGAATAAGGACCTTCCGGTTCTAATTCGACGAGACCGAACAGCTGAGGAGGTTCGCAACCTAGAACTTTACGTATCAATCTGGCAGCTTCATAAAACATGGAGCCTTCACCAGAATCGGGTATAAGCCCGCTACGTAGAGCCCTAATGCGAAGGTTAGATTGTTGGCAAATTACTTCAGCTTCCAAAGCCGACTTCAACGCCACCTCGTCAGTCTTGATATTCACACTGAGATCCTTCGTTTTTGCGAAGAATTTGGTTGCAGCATAAGCTGCAGCCGCAGTGTTTACATCATTATAATGAAGAGGGTCGAAGGAGAGGTCGAGGAGGGCTTTGTGGTCACCACCCCTGTAGACCAACCAGACGCCTAGAGCCCTTGGAGAATCCAAAGACTCTAAGTAATCGCGGACGATCTTATCGCGATCACGCACGGAGACAGCTCGCCCAAAAGGGTGAACTGCCTTTCGAGGGGGAACCCCTCTTAAGTTATGGAACATAACTAAACTCCGGGAAGATAGAATGATCAACCGCCAAACGATCGAGGCGGCATCAAGAACCGAACGACAGGATCAAAATCCTGTCGACGAGACCGGTCAATAGACCCGGCCGCGACCGACGAGGATGTTGAAAAACATCGCGTCATTCGGTGTGTTGAGTGCCTCCTTCACATTGGCGATCAGATCGTTCAGATCCGAACCCGTAGCCCGTGCCGGCGCCCACATCTCCAGAATGGCGGTCACATCGTAGCCCTTGGTAGGGATCGGATTGATACCAGACTGGGTGTTGTTCGACAGCGTCTCCATCACCGCGCGTTGGAAGATGAACCGGTATTTCTCCAGTCCGTTCTTGTTCGGCAGCGAGTGCTGGAGGGTGACGTAGTAACGACCGACACGGTATCCCGTGCCAGCGTTGACCCACGACGACACACGTACGCCCGTCGGAGAAACTTCCGTCCCATCGGGACTGAAGGCTTCCGTCGTACCAGCGTAGTTCTTGAGAGTCAGAGCTGCTTGTGCAGGCATTCTGTTTTCCTTTTGAAAAAATGGAAATGCATCAAAGATGCGGGGTTGGTAGAATTCCTCTCTACCTTCGAATAGAACCGAAGGCTTGCCCCAAAAGGGCAATTGACGATGTAAGGTTACTAAGGTTGATCTTCAAATCGGGTCTTATGGACACGAGTGAAGGACCTACGTTTCCTGACACCGGATCTCTTGAAACCTGAAGAGCACGAACGGAGCCAAAAGGTTGCGACGCTTTATGAAAACTGGTGGTTTGCCAGTCCGAATAAAGACGAACGTTTTCCTGACGGTATCCGATCGATCCTTTTTGGTTTGAGAATCTAAATGATTCGTCAAAAGATTTGAAGTAGCTTCCGAGAGGGATGAACCAGTCCAACACGAACGAAAGTGGGACCAATTCGTAAACTACTTCCAGAGGGTTTAACAGGCCGAAACGACCTGGGATATCCTCCGGCAGCATGTAATAGCTTATGCTCATACGATAGGACTCCTTCACAATCATGTGTTGGTACACAGAAAGGTTGGGAGAGATCTCGACTTGCACATAGCCTTCTTGCTGACTAACACTCGTGGCATGAGACGAAGCAGTGAGCCTTGTGGGCTCTGGCTTCTCCATCGTGTCCATAAGTGTATTCATAGCGTTCCGAACGTCGAGCATAGCGGGCGTATAACCGTATTTCAGCTCCAACCAAGCATTACCAGCTGCTTTCGCAGCATCGGAATGAAAGTTTGAGTTGAAGCGGCGCTGCACCTTTTGCGCTCGAGGAGTAAGCAGTGGTACTCCAAGATGGTCAAGCGCGGAGACAAAATCCCCACGTTTTAAGCTGAACAACGCACGAGCAAAGCTCGTCGCCGTTTTGGTTACCATCTTCATCGTTTTCCCAGCCTCCGCAACGAAGACTGGGACATTCCACTGGTTAGACTTCATCTTCTCCAATAGCTTGTCTCGCACCTGAAAATCTGTGAAGATCCTCGGGACACATCGACAATCCATAAAGGATCCGATTTGCGACTCTCGAACAGTACTGATCACGTATGGATATGAACTATCCGTACGATTTCGAATAATGGTCGAGGAACCGTCACGCCAGAATTCCTCATAATAATATGGGTTTTCCGGCAACGGCGCACCAGTGCGCTTTTTCTGCTTATACCCATCAGTTCGTACCCAAACACGTTTCATCTCTGATTCGTCAAGGGTACCGCCAGGATATTGAGTGACCGAAGAGCTCGTAGAGGGAGTCGGGCCGATGTCAGAGACAACGACCAACTCCTGCGAACCCAGCGGTTTCGTCTTACTATGGCGTTCAGTTATGGGCACGTTCGACCTCTCTAATAAGTTAGGAGCTAAACCCCAACTTAACACTGGAAGCTAAAGCTACTTCCGGGCAAGAGAGGATACAAGTGATACAGTAGCATCAATTAACTTGAGTACAGTATCGCCGTCGATGGACATCACTACTATGATGATCATAGCAGTGACAAACCGGTAAAACCGGTCCCAACGGGATTGCCCTTGTCGGGCAGGCCTTTGAAGCCATTTCAGGAGAAACTCCATGAAACGGTAGTTCATAAACCGGAAACCTCCTTCAGAAAAGAAG